GCCACCGCCGTGACCGAACAACTCGGTGAGAAGCTGGGAGCCAAGAAGGCCGAGGACGTGTGGGTCGATAGCGTGCTGGCCTACATCCGCAAGCGGACCGGCGAGCGGATCGTGGCTATCAACGAGACGACCCGCGCCGCCGTCTCTCGACTCATCGCCGAAGGCTTCGCTGGTGGCCTTGGGCCTGCCCAGGTAGCGGACACCATCGCGCTTGCGTCCACGTTCAACGAGGCGCGCGCGGAGATGGTGGCCCGTACCGAGTCGATGCTCGCGTACAACGATGCCGCCCTGTCGAGCTATCGCGAGTTCGACGTCACCCATGTCGAGGCCATCGACGGTGACGAAGACGACGAGTGCCGCGATCGCAACGGTCGGGAGTTCACCCTCGATGAGGCGTCGGGCATCGAGGACCACCCCAACGGGACGCTCGATTGGGCACCGGTCATCAAGGCCGGACCCGACCCCATGACCGAGATGTGGAAGGCGATGGTGGACGTGATGTCCCGCCCTGAGCCTGCCCCCCCAGTCATCAATAACTACATCACCCCGCCGTCGTTCACCCCCAACGTGACGGTGCTACCGGCTGAGGTCACTGTGAACCTGCCGGAAGGCAAGCCGACCAAGCGGGTCATCCGACGCGACGACTCGGGCCAGATCATCAGCATCAACGAGGAGCCTGCCTGACATGGCCCTGAACCCGAAGTTCTCAGACCTGACGGTCAACGGCGAGGCCGACTTCATCGGGGTCGCCGCCGACACGGGGTATATCCGCATCTATGACGGCGCGCAGCCCGCGACGGCTGATACCGCGCTCGGCGCGCAGGTGCTGCTCGCCGAGCTGCGCTTCGCTGCCGATGCCTTCCCGGCGGCCGTGGCCGGGCTCCTGACGGCGAATGCCATCACGTCCGATGCCTCGGCCAACGCCACCGGGACCGCCGCATGGGCGCGCATCCTCAAGAGCGACGGCACGTCCGTCCTGTTCGATGGCACGGTCGGCACGTCGTCGGCCAACGTCGTCATCGCCACGACCAGCATCGTCGCCGCGGCCGTGGTGTCGTGCTCCAGCTTCACGCTGCAAGTGAGCAAGGGCTGATGAGCCAGGCCAACGACTCGATCCTTGTCACTCCCGGTAGTGGTGCGACCGTCGCCACCGAACTCATCGCGGGCAAGGAACATCAGGTCGTCATCCAGGCTGACAACTCCGGGCACCTGATGGGCTCGCTGCCGTCCTACTACTACGCCACACCGGCTGCCGCGGTGGGGGTGTCCAAGCTCTATTTCGACCTGTTCAACGCCGCCGCCTCTGGCAAGGTCATCGACGTTCGCGGCGTGTGGGCCATCCCGAAGACCGACGTGGCCGTCGTGGGTGCCCTCGCCATCCGGCTCGACCTGTACCGCACGAGCGCGGTCGGCACGGGCGGCACCGTCAACGCCTACAAGTCGGGCACCATCGACGTCGCTGGCGGCAACATCTCCCCGCTCGACACCGACAACGCTGCTCTCCCCGCACAGGTCACGGCTCGTCATCTCCCCACTGGTGGGGCAACCATCAGCGAGTGGCTGTTTCCGTCCTACGCGCTGGGCGAGGAAGCGTCCACGTCTCAGGCGTACATGACCCAGTACCAGAACCTCCTGCCGGTCCTGACCTTCGGCCAGAAGCTCGCGCTGCGCGAGGGGCAGGGGCTGCTCGTCAAGCAGGGCACCATCGCCGCCACCGGAAACATCAGCTTCCTCGTCGCGTTCACCCTCGAATAGGCCATGAGCGTCCTGCTCTTCTGGCAAGCGGCGGGCGCGGGCGAGGTCACATCCACCGCGACGTGGACGCAGGCTCCGGCAACGTGGGCAGCGGTCGCCGCAGAGACGGTCCCCGCGACCGCGACCTTCGCTCAGGCCCCCGCCACGTGGGCGGCCGCGGGGACGGAGACGTTTACCAGTACCGCTACGCACGTCCAGGCGCCCGCCACGTGGTCCGCCGTCGCCTCGGAGGCGTTCACCGCCACAGGGGCATGGACGCAAGCCGCCGCGTCGTGGGCGGCTGCGCTGGCCGAGTCCGTGGATGCGTCCGCATCGTTCGTCCAGAGTCCAGCATCGTGGGCTGCCGTCGCGGCGCTGGCGATCGACGCAACGGCGACATTCGTCCAGGCTCCCGCGTCGTGGGCGGCATCGGATGACCAGCCCGTGACGAGCACCGCCACCTGGACTCAGCTCGCCTCGACGTGGACGCCGGAGGCCGGGTTCGCGGAGGCCGAGGCCATCCCCGCGTATCGCGGTGGGACCACCATCCGACCGGCTGTCCCGTACACCGTCCGCCCCCGCGCGGTTCGTGTCGCCGCCACCTTCGATCAACCGGTTGCCTCGTGGGCAGCGGTGGTTCATGCATCCGACGACGACCTCGTACTCCTCCTCGCAGCGTGAGATAGCCCATGCGATCCCAAGCGCTCAAAGCGACCCCGCTCGACGATGACGCCTTCCGCCTGCTGGCCCTGCCCTTCGGCGGCCCCATCCCCTACCCCGGCGCGCCGCGTGGCGTGGACGTGGACCGGGAGTGGTTCAGCGAGCGCACCGACTTCAAGCTCGACTGGTTCCCGTTCCGCCTCGTGGACTGGCACCACCGCCAGGACACCACGTCCAAGGCCGACATCCTGGGCAAGGCCATCGACCCCGAAGTCGAAGACGACGGCGTGTGGGTCACGGTCTGGCTGAAGCACGGCGAGCGGCGCGTGAACCTGATCCGCAAGCTTGCCGAGCAGGGCCAGGTATTCGGATCGTCCGAGAGCGTCCCGAACCTTGTCCGCAAGGCCAGCACCGGCGAGATCCTGACGTGGCCGTATGTCCGGCAGGCGCTCTCCACCTCACCACAGAACACCCTCTCCGTCATCCGCCCGCTCAAGGCGACGCTGGATGACATGGCGGCCACGGGCGACGCCCCCACCGCCACCTTCTTTGACGACCTCACGACCTTCCTCGACACCCTCGGTACTTCCTCGGAAACGGGCAAGGCCGGGCGCATCGTGGCGGCTCGTAACGAGGCTCGACTTCGCGAGGCACGCGAGGCGATGGACGAAAGCTACTTCGACCCGAAACGGCGTCGAGCAGCGATCGCCGCGCTGGATGCGGTCCTCTCGGAGATCAACCTGTTCATCCACGACTCGTAAGGCACCCGGCGGGTCCCCTGTCCGAAAGGGACTCACATGCCAGAGAACATCGAGCGGCCCAGCGACGACATCGCTGCGCTGCTTGGCCGAGCCGGCGAGCTCAAGGCGCAGCTTGAAGAGAACAAGCTGGACCGCGAGGGCTTGCAGGACGTCCGCAACCAGTTCGACGCCATCCGCACCGACATCAGCGACCTCCAGAAGGTCGAGAACGATCGTCAGGCGGACAGCGAGCGCAAGGCCATCCTCACCTCCCTCGAAAACCTGACCGCCACGGTCGGCCAGATGCGCACCCCGTCCAAGGCCGACCTGATCCTGTCCATGCGTGGACCGGCCAAGGCCGACGACAACTTCTTCGCCGCGCTGGCGATGGCTCGCTCGCGTGACAGCGAGACGCAAGCTGTCGGCAAGGCGCGTCTGGACGACATGGGCTCGGCGTTCGCCGATGTCCCGTCCGCGTCCAAGGCGACCGTCGGTGGCACCGATGCCGCGGGCGGGTTCCTCGTCCCGAACAACGTCGTCACCGACATCAACATCCAGGCGATGCCGGGGCGCTCGGTCGTCGACCTGTTCACCGTCATCGACGGCGTCCGTGGCTCGGCCGTGGACATCCCGTGGGAAGACACCGCGGACACCCGTGCCGTGATCGCCGCGGCCGGTGCGACCAAGGAAAACAGCAACTTCATCACCAACAACTACACCGCCACCCTGTACACGCTGGCCCGCATCTTCGATGTCGGCAACCAGCTCCTCCGTCAGTCGGAGGGCGCAGCCGAGAAGCTGGTCCGCAGCAAGCTCGCACGGGCGTTCGCGCTCGGCGAGGACTACTACGCGATCCAGGGCTCGGGTTCCTC